TCTGTGCGAGGAGTTTTTAGTCTACGTTTTTTTAAACGCATTAAAGATTTTTGAATGTTTGCACTCATGGACAAATTACCTTGTACTCTCGCAAATAAGTATTTTCATGCAGTTCATTTTTACTATCCATAATCTTTAATTTTTTTATGTAGCTATTAATCCAATCAAAATCTGTACTTTCTTTTGTTTCTTTTTTTACAGTACCTAAAGTTCTATGGTCGTAAATATAAGTTGGAATAGATTCATCTAATGTATAAAATTTTAAACGATTTTTAACTGCTGCATTTTTTAATTTTAAAAACTGTATAGCATCTTCACCTATTACAAGATCTTCATCAAATGTATATTTAGCGGCTTTTTTACTTAGCCAAGTCACACGAGTAAATGTTTGATTCTTTTCTGATAATCTTTCTTGAGTTTCGTACATTTTTTTTACGTCTTCTGTAGCCTTTAAAGTTTGCTCTTCAGTAGCGTCATGTTTTTTTTTATAAGAAGTTTTAAATTCTTCAAAATCAAATTTTTTATCTTTTGCTCTTAACGAAACAAGAATAGACTTTCCTTCTTTATCTTGTATTGACATACCATTTCTAAGACATAAAGCATCTGGAACTATCTTTTTATTTTCTAAACTTTTGTAGTATTCAACGCCATACTGAGTTAAAAAATCATCTCCGTCTATCATTACACAATAGTCATTGTCAGAAGCTAAAAACAAATCTAATACAGAGTTCTTGCCTTTGGCTGGAGTACCGTTGCTCTCAGTAATGTAATACTCAATGCCTACGTCTTTGCAGTACTTTTCAGCTTTCTTAACGTAATCTTTATTTAAACTATTGATTACTATTACCATGTCTTCTTTAGGTATATTGCTGTACTTAGGACTATTGTGCCTCAGAAGATTTGTAAAATGATCCGAGGTTAATATGTAAAATTTCATCATATAAGTTTAAATAGTATTGCTACAATGCCTGTTAGTAATACTGCATTAAAACCGTAGATCCTAGACTCAAGGCGTGTCATTTTGACTCCACCGCTTTTAAGCTGATCTTCAACATTCTTCCAACGTATAGCGCATTCAGATTCATGTTTTTCTATTCGAGCTAATAAGTCTTTTGTAGTTAGTCTGCTGGACATTATATTTTATCCTTTTTTATTTAACAACTGGGCTAGTAAGTTTGCCAGTAAGCCCATCAAAAGGATCTAGTTGTGAGGTTAGTAATAGTATAGCGTGAGCTATGTCATCTGCATTATCGTCACTTTCAAAAATAATAGTCATAAAACCATCTGCACTTACTGTACTTTGTGAGTGAGCATAACAATTAACAGTAGTTTCATCTACTTTATAAAGTTGAGCAACTCCAGTACCACTAAAAGCTAGGTCTGTTGTATCTTCATCCATAATAGCCATACTTACTAAAGTAGTATTATCTGAGTTATCTTGATGAACCATTAATTTATGAAATTCCATTAGCCTATCTTGTGTTAATGTGACGTTTTGTATAAAACCGTCTGTGCAAACAACTCCAAGAACTGCTTTACCCGAAGAAGCGCTACTTAAAGTCATTTGAAGCTCAACCGTAGATGCACTACATGCAGATGTATCTAGTGCAATAAAACGAGTTATTTTTACCTGCTCGTTTGGAGTAGGGTCAACATTAAGAAGTTCTACATGTCCTGATATTCCTGAAAGCGATACGTCTGTAATATTTCTACTATTTAAAGCAGAGTCAAAACCAACCTGTAAAAAAACAGTGTTTGCATTTGCTGGAATTGCTATATTAGTAAAAGTTCTGTTAGTTGAATTAGCATTAGAAGTAGGTGTATAACCTTTAGTATTTGTCCCTGTACCTATAATTGTTGGCTTAGACATTTTATTTCCTCTTTTTTATTTAAGCGTTGTATTCAAAAAGCTTTACTACATTATTAGTAGCGTTTGAACTACCAGCAGTATTACCGCCAATTTTCATAAATGGACAAAGCATGACTTCTTTGATAGTATCTGCACTAAAGCTTTCAATTAAAACATAATTAGTGCCGTCTAAGCTACCAAAAAGATACACAGGAGTTCCGCTAGTATTTATTACTTGAAGTAACCCATTGCTATTGCCTGATTTTTTAATAGTAGGCTGTAGCGCTGTTTGATCATTGTTGAATGTTTTCATGATTATAAAGTTCCTATGTTAAGTTAATTTAAATTGACCCATGCACCATTAGCATAAAGTTTAAGTTTATGATCTGAAGTATTATAATAAGTTTGTCCATTAGCAGGAGAAGATGGATTTGAACTTAATGCAGGATGTTGTAGTCCACCATTAGTAGGTATAATAGCTACTTCTCCAGAATTATCAGGTAAATTAATAGTTCTATTAGATGTAGGAGTTACGCAATATAAAGTAGTTACAGTGCTTAATCCTGAATCACCAGTGAATTGAATATTACCATTTGCACTTAATAATAAATCATTATCATTAGCTAATCTTAAACCACTTTCAAATAATGTCATAACAGGTGCTTCACTTGTCCCATTATTCATTATATTAAATGCAAGTGAACCATACTCTGCACCTGAAGTTGGATCAGTTATATTAGCTTGAATAGAAGCATATTCTGTTTTATTACTAGCAGAGTCTTCACCATTAAATTGTATAATACCTAGTTTATCATTTGTGGCAGGTGATGCAGAATTCCTATGTAATGAAATAATAGGATCAATAGCATCGCCAGTATCAGGAGCAATAACTTCAAATATATTACCTGAAATTTGATTTTGAACTATCGGGCCTGTCACTGTTAAAGTAGACAGTGTGCCTAATGCAGTTATATTTCCCTGAGCCGCAGTTTGTAATGTGCCTGTTAAATCGCCTGTTATATTACCTGTTACATTGCCTGTAAGATTGCCTGTTACATTTCCTGTTACATTGCCTGTTACATTACCTGTAAGAGCGCCTGTAAAAGTATCGGCAGTAATATTATCAGTATAGATATGTTTATATTTAACACTGCTTGTACCTAAATCAATGTCACTATCGGTTACAGGAACTACTGCACCATCTTGAATACGAATCTGTTCTACAGCCGCACTGCTTACTTCTACAAAGAATCCAATTCTATTATTACCTGCTGAACCATTTAATTGTCCGTCTATTTGGATTTTGTTTAAAAAATCTTCATCGCCTAATTTATAAATGTTCCCACCTTCAGCGGCAGTCCCATCATGTCTATGACCTGTTGTACCTCCAAGTGAAGACACGTATTGAAAAGCGTTTAATAATTTATTATATTCATTATTAAATAAAGATGCTTCAATAGTATCATTATTTTGTATAGTGCTCTGTCGAGTATAGCTTGTTCCTGCCATTAGTTTATCTCCTGCCTTCTGGCACAAAGTTTATGTAATAACCGTTTACCGCATATGGCGGTTTTTGGTCATCGCTAGTTAATCTTAAATTTAATACATCGCCACTTCCTTGAACTGCTTGTCTTATTGATGGATCTTTTGTTCCTCCAAAAACACCGTTGCCAAAAGCAACAGATCCAAAAGCAGAAGGCACTGGTACGTCTTCAAGAACATAATCTGGCGGTTGCAATAAATCTACATCTTCATAATCGTATCTTAATCTTAATGTTGGTGATACTGTTCCTTCAGGAGATAAAGATATTTTAACATAGTGAAATGTTTTTTTAGTTCCTAAGTCTCCGCAATCTAAACTTGGAGTCGTATATTCTGCATTGATATTATGAGCTGTTCCTTGTTCATAAAAAGCATTTCCAGAATCATGCACATAAATATAACCTTTACGATCTCCATGATATACTTTTTGAAGTCTATCATTATCAAAAGATGAATCAATACCATGAGCTTGTATTCCCATAGTTTGTGACCATTCAAAACCAGAAGGAGTTAATGTTCCTATAATGCCTTCTGAATCTATATTTGATGTAGCTGTAGTAGAGTAAAATAATCTGTATTGTGACTTATCTCTAAGAACAACGCTTGTTACTACTCGACTATTTATATTTCTTGTTAGTTGTGCGACAACATCTTGTATATTACGGCTTACTGTGCTAAGCTCTGTATCGCCTATTCTTTCAGTACCTGCTAAAGTTCTAATACCATCAGGAGCTAAAAATACTAAGTCGCCACCTATTTCTTGAATACTATGAGCGCTTAAACAACCAACATTTTTTGTAATGGGGACTACTGCAATTGTACTGCTATCTTGAACATTCTTCAATCTATGAATGCTATTCTTACAGAATATAATTATATCCTCACGAAAAGTTTTTAAAGCTACTACAGCATCATCTACTGCAATAACATTAGAAGAAGAACTTGTTGTTACGTCTGGATCATCAGCATCAAAAGTTGTATAAACAATTGAGTTAGGAGCTGTTGAAACTCCTGAAGCTACTAGCATAGTCTTATGATATACTGCACATGTTGGATCATTAGGAGTTCCTGTACCTACATGGCTTGCTATGTTTAGTGTTTGAGCAAAGAAAGTTCGAGTATTTAATGCGCCTGTGCCTGTCATATAAAATAAAAAAGGTGGGTTAGCACCATCACAAATAACTACTTTGCCGTAGTCTACATTATCTTCAAAAAATGTAAATGATGTTTGTTTTTGATTCGCACGACTTAAATCGCTTCGACCAGTAAACGCAGTATAATTATCTCCTGAACTAGCTACACTAGCTTTATTTATTTTTATCCAAGTTGTGCCGTCATTAGAAAACTTAATGTCATTACCACCTGTAACGATAACTCCATCGGCATATGATTGAACACCAAGTATTGCAGTATCTACACCGCCAAAAGGTCGAGTGTCGCCATACTGTGTATAGCCCTTAATGCGTCTGTAACCGCCATCAGGATCTACCTCAAAGTTTTTTAACTTTGTAGCAAATCCGGGCTGTGAAAGCATTGCAAGCTCTGTAAAGTTAGTATTTAAACCGCCTCTACAAGCTATTACAAAAGGTTGTGATTGAGCCATTAATAAAATCTCACTCTGTCATCTTTAAAGTATGAAGGGGTAGGTTCAATAAGATTAGAACGCATGTAATCTAAACCTTTTCTATAATCTTCCAATGCAAAAGAAGCCGCTTGTGGATTGTCTTTAAACTGCCAACAGTAATAACGTGTACGTGCTAATAACACTGGTACAAACATATCTGGAAATACTACAGTGTCGTCATGATTTACAAGAGCAGTAGGTTGTACCCAAGCTGTAAAATAAACTCTATAAGTTTTATTAGGTATTGGACTTAATCCAAATCTTCTTCCATCAGGGCTACGAATAACATATTTAGGTTCTCCGCCTACTGCTTGATCTGCATCATCTGCATTTTCTGATTCTCGTTTAAAATCTTTCCAATCTTCTGTAGTTAAGTACCTTAAATTTTTAGAAACGAAAGGAGCAGTTTCACCATCAACTCCTTTAGTTGTTATATAAAAATTATCCCAATCAATAGAAGCAAAGCCGTCTGTATGAGATGTGCTACCTGTTTTTAACTGATACCATCTTTGTCCTGCTACTGCTGTTGAAAGAGTATTACCATAAAAAGGATCTTCAAGAGATGCAGAATCTCCAGATGTTAAAAAAGGCCATTGAGCCTCTTCATTACAAATATCAAAGTATGCACGATTAACACAATCTTTGATGTGCTGTTGCACTCCTATTGCGTTATTGAAATTTAAATCAGTAAGAGCTACTTCATTTAGCTCTCGCATTATTTCGTTGACTATTTCTAAATATGTTGTAGCCATATTTTATCCTTTACGTTGACCTGATTCTTGATAGCTTGCCATTGAATTACATTTCTTTTCCATTTCAGAAACACTTGCATAGCCGCCATGACCATACATCATGCGACCACCACCCATCATAGTTTTCTTTTCTGATGATTTAATTTTACCACCGTGCATCATTTTTTTGTCGTACATCATTTTTAGATCTCCCAAAAATTTTGTCGTAGTTATCGTTATAATTTTGTTTTGCTTTACCGCTATAAACAGAACTATTTATTCTTACTGTTCCTTTATAACCTAATCTTGTTGGTTTTCCTAATGTTCCTATTTGACTCATATAAATCTCCAATAAAACAAGAGGGGTTTTTACACCCCTCAAGTTAACTACCTAGTATTAGTCTGTGCTATAGAAAGCTTTAACTAATGCTTCTTCACGTAATACATTTGCACCATAAACATGAAGACCTCTAACAATATCACCAAAGCTAGAAGGATCACGAATGACCTCAGTATTTACGATAGTTTGTGCAGTTGCAGTAGCAGAAACATGACCTGCTAATACTTGTTTAACTACACCACCTGTTGAAGTATCAGGAATGTTATTAGACTTATACATTTCAAAGCCACGTAATTTTCCAGAACTAACTAGACCGTTACGGATAGAGCCTTGACCTGCATTGAAGTCTACAGACAATAACTTAGAACCTGATTGACTTAAAATTTCATAGAAATCAGGAGAAGCTACAAAGAATCTTCCTTCTTCTGGTACGTTAGCTTCGTCAAGTAAACGAGCCATACGTGCTAAAAGATCAAGAGGATCCGTTTCATTAGAATCTAAACCTAAGTCAACTGGAGCCGCACTACTGCTTAATCCGTTGGTATCAGCATGAGCCGCATCAGCACCTATGATGTGATCAGTACTTGTTTGACCATCACCAAAACGAGTGAAGCTACCACTAGCACCTGCAAGCATTTCTGTGATTACGCCTAGGTCAAATTTATCACGTAAAGCATATGCCGCTGAAGAAGCCGCCATTTCTTTAAAGTTTACATGAGACATATTTGTTTCAATGTCATCAACAATAAATTTGAAAGCATTAGCTATATCAACTACTAAAGTAGTTTCAGTGTCTGTTAATGCAGTTTTAGTAATATCAGCACCACGCTCATATTGAACAACATTAATAGTTGGTTCTTTAATGATTTTTACAGTATCACCAAAAGATGCAATTTCACCTGCATAATCAGTGTTTGTAATTGCTTCTGCAACTGAAGCTTTACGGAAAAAGTTAAGAACCTTTTTCGAATAGACTTCAGGTAAGAAGTTGTTACCTGTAAAGTTACTGCCCGATGATTGGGCAAAGTTTACGTCCGATTGGTTAGCCATAATAATGTTTCCTTATATTAAAAAGTAAAGTTTTAAGAAACAACTCTACCTTCCATGACTGCTTGATCAATCTCTTGTTCGTATTTATCGTAGTCGGCCATAGAAAGAGATGCTATTTCTTTCCGAGTCCAGACCTTTGGCTCTTTAGATTCTATCGAAGTTGTTCGAGTAGAAATCATATCTGCCGCAGAGCTGGAAGATTGTGACTTAGACTTAGTACGTTTAGAAGGGGCTTTTACGCCTTTACCCGTTTCTAATTTATAAAGATCAATAGCTTTGATTGCAAGTGCAACATTATCAGGGTTATTATAGATCCAGCCTTGAATTTGTTCTGGCTGTTCATTAGCCCACGCATGAAAATCATCATCACCTTTGATGTCCTCGAAATCTGGATGCTTATCTCTCAAAGATTCTTCGGCTTCTTTGCGTACTATATTTGCTTCACGTTCTTGAAGCGCCTGTAGTTTAGCTTCTAAAGCTTTAGTTTTTTCTTCGCTTTTTAAATAAGCAACAGTTTCAACTGTTTCAAAAAGATCTGGGTACTTATTTTTAAACTGTTCAAGATCTTCAGGACTTCGTAACTTAGGCAGTTCCACTTTTGTTTCTTCTGCCTTAGCTAAAAGTTCTAATTCTTTTTGTTTAAAATCAGCTACTTTTTCATCGTAATGTTTCTTTAAATCATCGTATCGCTTTTTATAATTAGTTTTTTCTTTTTTAGTTTCTTCTTCTACAGGGGCTTCTTCTGAGGTGGCCTGTTTAGAATCATCAAAAAATAATGAGGTAGCATCTCCTTTATTGGGAGCGTCTGGCGTATGCCAAGACTTCTCTTTATTATACGGATTTGCTTTAGGTTCTTCTACTTGTTCTGTCATTGTCACTCTCCTTTTGGGGCTTTTATCTTTTCAAGGTGGCTATGAGGTTAGCTAAACATCATTGGGCTTGAACTTAAAAGGTGGCCTCTAGGTTTATATTTAAAATGTGAGGGGCTAAATAATTAGGTAGCCTCACCGTTGTTTATGCCATTTTGTTCATCATATGCACGTTCTGCCTCGTCCATTATTCGTTGCAGGTTTTGTGCTCCGATGTACTCAGTGGCTTTTGCGGTGATAACAAACTCACCGTCCGATAACCTAGCGGGTATCGAATCTGATGTTCCAGTACCAATGCCTTTTACAGCACCTGCACCAGAAAATTCTGACGACACGGTTAGTATTTTATCAAATACTTCCGTGAGTTCGGGGCTTTGTTGTAAAGCTCCCATAAGAAATTCTTGCTCTTCAGGATTAAGAGCTTGGTCTAAAATAAATTCTTGATAAGTTTCTTCCATTTCTGCATCAGGTTTTTGAGATGCTAAAGTTTCGGCTATTTCATCTTCAGGTATATTACTGTAAGTGTCTTCAATTGGAGCTTCTGCTTTCTCCATTGCGGCTAGTTCTGCTTGCATTTCAGGTGGAGTAAGCATAGAGCCTTCTGCATATTGCATTCTTTTTTTATTTTTTTTCATTTCACCGCCTTTGTATTTTTTATTCTTATCTAAAAACATTTTATCTACAATTTTTAAAATTGAAGGGTCATAGATTGTATACTCTAATTCACCGCCTACTTGTTTTATTGAAGATCCTCTTGCATCTTTTATAGATCCTTTAATTCCATATTTAGAAAATAACTCATCTGCATCTTTTTCTGTTATGTTTAAAATCTGTCTCCAGAATTTAGGCTTATCTAAATCTAGGTCATCTATATTAATATTTTCTTCTTCAATTAAAGTTTTTAATTTTTTTTGTACTTGTTCATTTTGATCAGAAAAATTTTTTCTAACTATTAAAGTTTCGTTGTCTTTTAAATTTGCTTCTACTTGATATAGTAAAGGTTCACCTTCTCTTTTTCTTTCAATGGCCGCACCTAAATATTTTTTACCGTAAAGTTTTTTAAGTTGAGAAGGTTTAATTCTAGCATAACTTTCGGCTACTTTTTTATCGGGAGTAAATGAAAACCCTCTTCCAAAAGCTGTTTCAGTAGCGTATCTTGAATCAAAAGATGTAAAATCTTTTTTAGCTCCGTGAAAAAGTTTTACTGCTCCTTTAGATAAAAGACTGCTTACTGCCATTATTCTTCCTTCCTACTTTTAGCTTCTGCTACTTGATCTTTAAGAGACTCTAAACTAACCAGAGAATTCACTCTCCCCTGCCTGCGGAACATTTCCTGTTCCGATGTTGCCCCCACCAGTGCCTGTAACTCCAAGGTCTTGAGGTTGTTGAGGTGCTCCGTCAGGGCCGACCATAGCTCCTTGTTGCTCGTTAGGGGCGACAACCTGATCGCCAGTTGCTTGTCCAGCATTTTGTGCTCCTATAATCTGTGCCATGATTGCCGCTTCTTCAGGATCATTTAGAATTTCATCTGGATCTAAATCTAAACTGTAAGCAAGCTCACTGACAATTTTAGAGATCTTAACAAACGGAGCGATGGCAGGGTTTTGCGCTGTCTGTAAGAACATTGTTAATCGTTGACTTCGTACTTCTTTCTGCATTAAGCTATTTGTTCCCATAGCTTTTATTTCTAGGTCGCCTTGTATATCTAATTGACCTTCAAAGAATTGCATGTTCCATTGGTAGTATGCTTCACCAAGAGGCTTGAGTAAGAAGTCATCTAAGTTTTTAACTACTGTTTTAATATTTAAAGATGCCGCACCTAAAAGCATTGACATGCCTGATGCAGTTCGTGTCATACTTTGTACGCCTGTTTGACCATGACTGTAGCTTGGAATACCCGTTTGCTCATCTGCAAGTTGTCGGAAGCGATCAAACATCATCATGTTTTCATTAGAAGTGTTTGGAAACTTCATGCCATAAATAGCTTGACCCGCTTGTCCTGCTTGTCTACGAAAGACTTTTCCCGGATATATCTCCATACTTTGACCGCCTACAAGAGCTGATTCGTCCACATCGAAGACGAGAGAGCCACTTAAAGCTAGGTTGTCGATAGCCATGCGAGCATGTCCATTCATAATCTGTTGAGAGTCATCCATGTTTTCTGCAACGCCAATGCCAAAGAAACTGTAGGGATTCTTTTCATATGTAAAAGCATTGTATGGAATTCTATTTGGTGTGAATGGATTTATAACTGCACGAAGAAGTTTTCCATTACTTACCCAAGCATTAATCTGTACTTCATCAAGATCATCTACTTCTTCTGGTAACTCCATTCCTACTTCACGAGCGTACTGTGCATCCATTACACCCCAGTATTCTAATACTTCATACTGGTCTGATCCATAAGCTTGCGAGCGTCTATCATCTTTTAATTCACTTTCATAATCTTTTTCTTCGTAGTTTGGCCCCATAAGAAGACAATCACGAATAGCCTCCTTATCAAAGTAAGGCATCTTAGCTAATGCACGAAGTTGTGTTCGATTATATTTATGTCTATGGATAACATACTCGCAATCTTCTATTGTAGTTGCCGCAGGATCTGGAAAGAAATCCCAGATACTTACAAACTCAATACGTGGAACTCGAACCGAAATAGGGTCGTAGTTGCGATTACCATCTTCATCTGTGCTCCAACGTCCAATAGTTTTATTAAAGTTGAACGGGCCTTTGATTACACCTGTTCCAAATAAAGCCGCTTCAAAGATTGCATTACGTAATTCACTTGAACCGTTAGACTCTTCGATCTGATCGTGAATAAGCTTTTGCATATGTCTAGCCGATTCTTTAGCAGGAGAGACTTCAAGAACTTGTGGGTCTGGTGATGGCCCTTCGGAGAAAGTAATCTTGCCTTCTTCTTCTGCTTTCTTTATTTCAGCTTCGAATAAAGATTCGCCCATTGAAATAGTTGCGCCTGCTTTTAGCGCTTTGCCATCTCCTTCAAACCCTACGTCAAAAGGATTTGGTGCAGACTCCATTACCCTTTCTATTTCTGGCTCAGGTGCAGACATTTCAATACTAGACTGCATATCTATATGCTTATAAGTTGAAACACCTTCTGGAACTTTAGTTTCAACTATACCAATTGGGAATTGACCTGTACCGAATACAACATCTACAAGCTGACCAAAAGCCGCAAGTACTTTTGTTTTAGTTACTTTTACAAAGACTTTAGATTTTTCAGACTCACGGAACTTAACATGCTTAGGATATAAACCTCTAAAGTTATGATAAGCAGTAAGCCATCTTTTTTCATCCGTATCTCGTGCATTCTCAGCGTCCATAAAGCGGTCTTGAACTAATCCCACTAACTGAGAAATAACAAACTCTTCTTCTGAGTCTAAGGTATATGCTGTCTCGCCTTCTACTTTATCAAAGTAAATTTCATTGGCATTAGACATTAAAGTATTTTCTTCTTCCATTATGGATTATCCTTTATGGTAGTTCTTTGAAGATGCTTAAAGAGCCACCTTTATTATTTGCTCGTGCGCTGATTGTAGTGCCGCTTCTAGTAGTAGTAGAGTAGCTTACGTTTCCTCGTTTATCAGCGCCAAAACGTCCTACTTTTGTGTCAACGCCAAGAGAGCTACTACTATAATTCACTTTTCCTGTATTTAATTTTTCTACTCCACTCATATGTGAAACAGTAAAAGGGCCTTTTCTTGCGGTCATGCTGAAATTTGATCCTACATTTTGCTTCTTGAAATAGTCTTTTTTACCTGTATTGGGATTAAATTCAGAACCGCCTGAACTTCCATAAGCAGATAAACTGACATCTAAATCCCCAATAGTTTTTCTACTTACTAAACTTCCTTGGTTATATTTCATTCTTTCTTTTCTTGATTTTCTCATAATTAATATCCAAATGTTGAGTCTATAGGGGCATAAGATTGTTCACGTTTTAGATCCCTCATTCTATCTAAGGGATTAGACATTCTAGGTCTTGACATTATTAAATAACGTAACGCATCGTATGCGTGATCAGATGCTTTAGTATCTACATCTTCTGGGTTAGATTTATCCAGAGGAATACTTTGAAGCTCTCGTATCAGGTTGGGACAATTATTAAATATCTGTAGTCGTGGTCTGCCGCTTTGAGATGACTTCAAGTATTCGTGGATTTGAATTTTTCCTTGAATACGATTTTTATCAGCCCTTCTTAGCTTATGTCCTGCACGTTGTAGAGTCTCCCCTACCGTTGGGCCTGTCGTTCCTGTTCTAGCCCAACAAGCTGTATCAAGTACTCCTTGTACTGAAAAAGGGTCTGCTAGTTCCATGTTAGTTATTAGGTCTGCTAATTCTGTACCTAATAGATTCTTTTGATATAATTCTCTATATATAATAAGAGTGCCATCACTTGGATCTACTGCACCCCATACACAGGCTGATTCAGATGCGTAACCGTAATCTATTCCTTTTATACGCTCCCAAGATATTGGAATATCAAAGGGGGTGATTACATGTTCAGATTGTGTGAATTCTGTAAAGGCCGCACCTTCTGCAACATCCCAGTTTCCTTCAAGAAGTTGCTTTCGTTGGGTTGGCGGCAATGCTTTCAGCATCTGCTCATAACGTCCATCTTTAGCTAGATAAGGGTTATCATCTAATCTTGCTGGTATGAACTTGCGTGTAAGCCCGTCAGAGCCTCTGAAGGACTCATTAGGCGGAGCAGTATCTATGTACCTCTTCTTCACCCAATGCGCTCCAGTACCCCCTGGATTCGCTGTACAACGCATATAAGGAACTATCTCAGGGTCAGTGGTTCTTAACCGTGACGCTAAGTAGTTCCATGAAAATTCTGTAGGCAGATGTGTGATCTCGTCAAAGCCAATCCATGAATATGCTTGACCTTGGTATCTGTATACATCTGCATCTCGCTCAAGGAAGCCAAACTCTACTTTTGCTCCGCTTGGGAAGTTCCAAAGCTTTTCGACTTCTTTGTACTTTGCACCTGCAAAAGCTTTGGGGTATAACTCCCTGCTTTTGTCTATAAGCTCTCGAAGTTCTGGCATAGACCTTCTGAGTATTAATGCTCGGTGGGCAGGTCTGTGTGCATAGCGTAAAGGATCTACTAGCATTGCGTATGACTTACCACCGCCTGCCGCACCACCAAATAATACATCAGTCTCACCTGCCGCAAGGAAGTCCTCTTGTGGGCCTTCGTTTGCTTTGAATATGACATTCTCAGATGCTTCTTCACGCATTGACTTGGGCAGGGCTTCTAGCTCTTCGGGGCTAAATATGCCATCTTCTTCCAGAGCTTTATTAGTATTCTTTATAGCTTCTTTGTAGTTATCTACTTTCTTTTGAGCCGCTTTGAGTTTCTTTTGCTTTTCTCGTACTGATCGCTTAGCGGCTTGCTTAGCTTTTGTTTCTGAATGATAACTATATCCTCGGCCTTTAGAGCCTTTGGCACGACCAGACTTCTTACGTGGAGTCCCATCTTTCTTTAGTATGAACTCTCCGTTTTCATCTTTGGCATAATTATCTGGGTTTAGTTCCCAATCTTTCTTATCCAAAGTTACGAGTCTCTGCTATCTTCTTTAGACCTGCATGGCTTAAATAACGACCTGTCATAGCCTCAAGATATAAACTACCTTCACGCAATGATATTGTACGTTCTTTAATCAGAGGTACGACAGCCTCCAAAGCCTCAAGCTCTGAAGGTATTTCAATCAATTGGCTATTATCTTCTTCGTCTAATTTATAACCAAAGGGTATTGTGCTACTTGATCTCCTCATAGTCCCCCTCTACTACTGTTTCTTTTTTGGTGGGGAGTACAAAGATTCCACCTGTATTATTTACATTTACATCAAGTGTATCTTTTTTACCCAAACCTACACGATCTAAAATAGTTTGTGCGGCCTGTATACGCATATTAGCTTGAGGGATAGGAGCACTACTGTCCATAACCTCTACTAGCTTCATGGCGGCTTTAGGCGCAGATTGCGCTAGAATGCCTGTAGCTATATCAAGTATCTCAGTCCTTAAAGCCTTGACTACCGCAGGATAGCTGGAGTCCGAATAGCCAGCTAACTCTGCGGCTTTTCTGGGATCACCTCCTACGGTTGGTAAGTGTTTAAGGAATAGTTCTTGTTTTTCTGTTAATTCTTTATTCTTCATATTCTATATTATACCGCTGATTTACAGTTTTGTCAAGCTTTTATTCCAAAAAGTTATAAATTAACTCTTGACAAATGCCAATCTCAACGGTATAATAGATATTAACGGCCCACCGTTATATAGCTATAGGATCCATCACTGATCCTTAATCTCCCTCTCCCCCTTTTAAGCTCTTTAAAGACTGCGGCACAAACTTGTTTACAAGTGGAATCCTGTAAAAATGTATGAGCAGTAGTATATATACCACCCCACCCCCCATGGTCACCTGCCGCCCCCTTCAAAGGTCTTTAAAAGACTTTGATGCGCAGGGGAAAGTCTCTAAAGACTTTCCAGAACTTCAAAGATCTTCCTAGATTCTATAGAATCTAGTTGCCAACTCCAGAACCTTCAAAGATTTTAAAGTTTCCTTAGAAACTTTAAAGTTTCTTGTAAGTCTTTCAAAGACTTACAATATTAATTATATCTTCATATAATTAATGTCTAGCTCTCCAAAGCCTCCAAAGTTTTTTAGATTTCCCCGAAGGGGAATTGCCGTGAAAAGATAAAGATCTTTCAATCGCACAGGAATAGATTTTAATCTATGGCGTATGTACGAGGCTTCCAAATTTTAGGGGCTGATCAAAATTCACCCTACCTATAAAACTTTAATAATGTTTTATAGGTAGGGTGTTAGTGGTTTATTTAAATTACGATTCTTAAAAAATACTTTTGAGCTAAAGCGAAAAAGGTATTTTTGAAGAATCTTTAAGTAATTTAAATAAACCACTAGAGGAAAATTGCCATGAAAAATTTCGCTGAAATCGATGCCAACCGAATCGCCACTCCTAAGCAGATCTGGGCGGTTGCAAATAGATTTGCAACTATGACGAGTTCTGATAAATCAGAACGCTATGGACTGACCAAGGTCTTCAATGCTATTCTCAATAGCATTCATGGCGATTCAGCGAAGCTAACACACGCTGACATTCAAAGTTTCTTTGAATGTGAGACAGTGCCAAAGAATATTTTATCGAAGATAAAATCTAAAAAGGTTTCGAAGAAACCTGCCAAAGCTAAAAAGGTTTCGAAGAAACCCGAGCCTGAAATCGTAGATTTTGTTGAGCGAACAGCGAAGCCAGCTAAGCCGATCGCTAGAGTTCAAGAGAACTCTAACGTGAAGAAAATTAATGCACGAATAGATTCTTTAGAATCTAAAATCAGCAACATCGAAACTGGTCTTGCACAAATCTTGAACCATCTCGCAAAATAGACTGATCAAGTCTATATTGACACGGATGTCGATATAGATTATAATTAAATTTTATTAACTCACATACGGGATATAGATTATGGAATATTTAATAGATTATATGTTATCAACTGCTGAGCTTCAGCAAGAAGATGGAACTATGTCTAATCCTTTAGACATATTGATAGCCGTTGAAGAAGAGTTTGAAACGATTGAATGGGATATTTAAACGGAGGTGCGATAGAACTATCCTGCTCGGCCAAATTTAGACGGCTGAGCGGGATATAAATATAAACTTTTTACATACGGGATATAGACTATGCAAATCATCACTCAAAATGTAATGAATAAATTCATGGCTGAAATAGATAAAATTGATAATCCAAAGGAAGGCGATCTTCACGTTTCTCCAAGTCTTATAATGAAGACTTGTGCTTACTATGTTGGATCTATGTGTGCTGAATACCTAGATGGTGAATGGTTATATCAACCATACGATAGATATACTGAGTATCTAACCTACGATAAAGCTACTGAATATTTTTGTGCTGTTGATTTAGATTAATATATATAAATAAATATCTTTTAAAATACATAAGAACTAAAGTGATTATGTATTTTAAAATATATTAACTTTTGGAGAGCCGATATGAGCAATGAAGATAAATTAAACGCTGTTGCAAAAATTAGATATGAACCTTTCTTTGGTGGAAGTACTATAGTTATGTCTATTGATGAAGCAAGGGATCAGTTTGGTTGTGTAATAGAAGCTTTACAAGGATATTGTGCTGATGGTGCAGTGTTCGCTATGGATGAAAATGAAACAGATATATTTATTGAATGGGAGTAATAGACTATGTATAAAACTCATGCAATCCAATGCCAAGAATATGCTATGCAATCTGCTGATAATCTAATGGATGTAGCCATGTTGGTTAGTGTAAGCATCCAGCAAAACTGGTTGAGCTGTGGCGACCAGTTAAAAGATGTCAAGAAAAATGGTATTAATTCTAAGTATTTGTGGGGCGTTAAGTCTAAGACTTATAAGTACTTAGATTCTAATAAGCATAAGTTATATGCTCAGGTTAAAGCCATAGCGAATAGCCACAAGTCGGATGACGACAAGGCGTATAGTTTAATGAGAGTCTTTCTGCGAGTCGATGGTCTTGGCTTGCCGAAGGCTGGATTCTTATGTCAATTGACTATGGGTTTGGTTGGTTGCATGGATGTTCACAATATCAGAATGTATAAACTTGATCCGAAAGTATTTGTACTGGCTAAAAATCCTAAGACTATCAAAGGCTTACAAGCCAATGAGACTAAGCTTAGAAACTATATAGCGATCTGCCATGATTATGGTACTGAATCCCTATGGGATGAATGGTGCGATAATCTAGCAACGAAGTCCCCAAAATGGCGTGATGGTAATCATGTCTCTGAAGTTCACATAAACTATCTATTAGGAGTATAGACTATGACAGGCATTGATAAAGAAATTAAAATTAAAAATGATACTACGGCTAGTGATTATATTACAGTAGGTGATACTGTAAATGGCAAGACTATCACTGAAATATGGTGTACCAGCGAAGGCAATGTTATGTTTTGCTTAGATAATAATCATGACGGGTATGTTAATTTTAGCGAATTGCTTGATAAAATGAGTAAGCCTGATCCATTTTATGATGACTATGAATATAAATCTGTAACGTCTGGGAGATAGACTATGAAAACATATATCCATGTAAATCAACACGTTATAAAGTCTAACCTGAAGCATGGCGAAAACAAGCCAGCAATTACAGTAAAGACTAGCAAGTCTAATGTCTATTGCCATAAGGCTATAGTCAAAGGCGAGGTCGAGGTGATACAGTCAACGACCGACAAGCCATTGTTATCGTGTGGTGCTAGAATAGTTATGGTGACTCACGATGAGGTCGAGACAATTACTTATTAATTATTTATCTAAATGACTTATAAGCCTTTTAAAACACATTCACTTGTGAATGTTTTAAAAGGGCTTATTAAGTCACAAAGTCGGCTTGGAGGGGTTGACATCGTTCCACAAATCCTGTATAATACTCTTTCACACTTATAAACTATTGGAGAAATGTTATGAAAAACTTACTTTTATCTGTGTTCAATGTTGTAACTTCCGCTGTAGTCTACTTAGTATTTGGTAAAGTCAATAAGCGTGGCAAGTTCTTTGGTCGCTCTTATATTCTAAGAAAGCGCAAGAATTTACAGCGCAGTCCCTCATACTTTAAAGGCGAGTGCTTTAGAAATATGCACTGTGGCTTGTGGGCTTTTAGCTTAGAGCATAAACAAGGTCGTGGTGTATACTTTAACGGCATCAAAGATCACGAAGGTAAAGAAACAATCGTTTAAATCTAACTGCCCCCTTCGGGGGGCTTCACCCTTAGCAAATAGGAATATAACTTATGAATAATGTAACCAGCTTTTTCGACAATCACTCCGCCATGAATGCTGTTAGAGCTAATGGCTATGGCGATGCAGACTTTGGAATCTTTGAAGGTGCATTGACTTACGATACTCCATTCGGTGAAAAGACTTGCAGTAAGCGTATTGTTTATCGTGATGACGATGGCTCAGAGCTTGGTGTTCATGGCAAACGCTATGTGCCAGTAGCTCCTAGAGATATGATCGAGTCTGCTCGTAAGATTATAGAGCGATCTGATCTTAATCTTGAGGGCATCACTGAGGACATTCAGATGTCTCACAATGGCGGTAGAACTTATGTAAGGTATACTATGCCGCATCATACTTATCCTACTCCAGACGGTGACACAGCAACGCTAGAGCTATTAGCTACTACGTCACTTGATAGTACTTGGCCATTCATGATTAGTGTTGGAGCGCATCAAGCGGCTTGCTTGAATACTCAAGTCTTTACTTCTGGTACTGTTGCAGTGTATAAATCTAAGCACATGAAAGGCTTAGACATTGAGCATGGCTCGAACGTAATAGTCAAATGCCTTGATGCTTTCCAGAACGAAAGAGAACAGTGGGCTACTTGGATGAAGACAGAGATGTCTGAAGCTAAGGCGTTTAAGTTCTTTGCCGAAGCAGTCAATGCTACATCTGTGTTAGATAAATTAAAAGAAGATGCTTATAGATATAGCTCACCATCAATGGTCTTGCTTGATTCAAGAACAAATAATAATCTTAATTATATCTGGGATAGATTCATAGAGCATTATGTTCCTGCTTTCGGCTCAAACCAATGGGCAGTCTACAATGCTCTTACTGATTGGTCTAGCCATGCACCATCATCTAAGAATGCTAACCCTGCTAATCTTGCGGCTCGATTGCATAAGCGCAGAGAGACTGTAAGAACTGCTATAGACAAATGGAGTATTGCCGCATGACATTTAAATTATTCAATAGATCATTAGCGTTTAACTTTCGGAACGGCTGTGGAATTGATTTAGAATTCCATGAAGGTAAAGCTGTTTGGATTAGTCAATCGCTTGATGATAACATCGAAGCTGGTGTATTCGTGGGGGCAATAGTCTTGCTCCCTTTCTTTTCAATCACGTTTGGTAAATGCTACACACAAGGCGAGGAGTTTTAAATGGAAAGTGCTTTATCTATACCTGCCGCAGAGAAATACTTTGATGGCTTACAGTCTGCTTATGTTAAGATAACAGATTGGGACTATCCCTCTGCAACCATTCAAGCTACGATAGAAACTTATCGTGGCGATTTCTTTGAGGACTTTACACGAAGCGATGCTTTCAAAGTAAAGTCAATGCACAATCTGTTTAGCTTTGATGCTAATACTTGGGAGCTTGAGATAGTCTTTACTAAAAAGTTTGCAGATGAAATTGTGCCGTTAATGCAGGAGAAATACGCATGAAAAAATATGATGTGTCTTGCAATGTTTTAATTAAAAGTAAGTTTATTGTTGAAGCTGTAGATAAAAAGGAAGCTAGGAAGCTGGTGTTAGCTGGCCGTATAGAACCATACAGCGATGAGATTATTGATACAAACGTAACTGAAATAACGGAGGTAGAAAATGAATCAGATGACTCGTAACGAAGTAATAGACTTTATTAAAGAACAGTTAGCAGACATAGACGAATGGAAAACATTCGAGCTAAGCGGTGATTTGTTTGATTGCAATATATATTACAACCAAGATACCGAGGAGCTTGGGTTAGATATATACGCCACCAAAACAGATGCCGATGGTAATGTTATAACTATAACAGACCCGAACGATCCTGAATTCATGTGTATAAAAGTAGACGGGAGATAGACTAATGCTTCAGTATTATATGGATGGTGGTAACATCACTACTTACGAAGACGTAAAAGAAAAGTACTGGTCTGTAAAGGTTAAGCCTGAAGACATTAAGATTATAGATGGCGATGCTACAGCACAGCAGATAGCAGACGACATAAACTTTTGGTTCGCTCAGTGCGAGGGTAAGACAGTAGGCTGGAGGAAATAATGGCTGAGTTTTGGTTAATGGTTTTAGCTATTGGGATCTGGGGCGTTATGCTTGGAGGTTATGTATATGCTTTCTTTGCTATTCGTAAGATGATACGCCAGCAGAAACATTGGGATCGTAAAAATAAAAAGGATCGTGCCAGCTAGTAACTGGCTAGTCGGGGTTTGGTCACTCGATGAGGAGGTGATTTACTATCACAAACAAATGACTCAGAGCTAACTGTAAACCGTAGCGGAGACTGCGTGAGCTGATCGGGTGAGGAAATTTATAGAAGCTACGCCAGCATCTCCATTCACTTTAACTAGGAGATAGATATGATCTTGATTAAATGGGGTACAAAACAAAGCAATGGTACTGAGAAAGATTGGGAGGTGTTGTTCCACAGTGCCGAGGATGCCCGTCTATTTCATGGTGATTTGCTTGACAGGAAAACCACAACTTACATTAGCTTGGAGAAAGTAGAAGATGAGTAAAGGTAGCCGACAACGGCCAACAAATAAGTTGACATTCAATGCTAACTATGATAAAATCTTTAGCGTAAGAAAGAAAACACCAGACCACGCAAAGACTTCAGTCCATGTGGATAAAAAGAAAGAGCAGAAAAAGCGAGGCTATGATGATTAAAGAAAAAGTAAATTGCTTGAGCCGTAGTTGGACAAAAAGATTACGCAAAAGATTGAAAGCTAAAAGCAGACAGCAAGCTAGAAGTCAAATCAAAAAGGAGATAACTGATGTTTAAAAAAGCTTGGCGACTGTGGGCTTTGAGCCTTGGGCAGAAGTCTGGCAAAGACAATAAAGAAGCTGACATAGTTGCTGGCATTAGGACAGTGTGGGTTCTTTTTAATTTAATTACCTGCTGTTTTATTATGGCATCGGGTATGGTAAATTTAGGTTGGATAAATTAGGAGGTACAATGATAGAAACAGGTTTAGAATATTCAATAGGTAACATTGTCGAGTGGCATTATGCTCGCAATTTAATTGCAGGTTCAGACGATAAACAACAAGTATTAAAATTAATACAGGAGGTAGGCGAACTATCAGATAGTATTTGTAAAGGCAAGTCGCCCATTGATGACATTGGTGACATCATTGTAGTGTTAGTCAACATAGCAGAGCGCAATAATATTCCTATTAAAGACTGCGTTGACTATGCGTACAATGACATCAAGGATCGCAAAGGGCAAATGGTAGATGGTATCTTTGTTAAAGATGCCGACAACTTTGACCCCGACACAATCGGGAATAGATAATTAACTTGGAGAAAATTTATGAAACATTTAATTTTAGCAACACCATTCGTATTAGCCGCTTGCGGTAGTGTAGAATCTACGCCACAGGTAGAGGCATTTATAGCATCTGATCCTGTAGCGGCTATCGAAGCTGTGAAAGAAACATATGAAGAATTACCAATTTCTACTGAAACTCTTGACAAAGCAGAGTAAAGTATGTATAATGGTGGCTCATTTAATTTATCAATAACTAAACGGAGAAATGTAACATGGCAATTTTAGAAGGTACTGCTTATTGGGCGAGCGTAACTACACCCAACACTACTTTTGAACCAGTATACTCAGTAAACTTAGTCGTAGCTGACGAAGTTGCTAATGAGTTTCAAGAGCGTGGCTTCAGCATCAAAGAGATGGATGAGGGTAAAGCTATTGTAATTAAACGTAAAGTCAATGGGCCAAATGGCATGGTTCGCCCTGCTCCAAAGCTTGTTGATAAGTACAAGCAACCTTTAGATTGTAAAGTCGGCAACGGCTCAGAAGTAAAAATTCAATACAAAGAGTGGGAGTCTAACTGGAAAGGTAAAACTTTCAAAGGCTTGGACTTTCAAGCTATGCAAGTTATTAACCTTGTTGAGATCGGTACGCCAGACGGTGCTGAGTTCGATGCCTTTGATGACATAGATATGGAAGGAGAATTTTAAATGGTAGAAAATTCAGTTAGCATTGACGGAAAAGCTTATGATCTTGATAAGCTTTCCGAAGAAGCTACACTGGCTTGCTCATTGATTCAGGAAGTTCAATCTGAAATCGTACAGGTGTCTAGGAAACTAGACATCTTACGAGCAAGTTCTGTAGCATTAACAAGCAAAGTAAAAGAGTACGTCAGCGATGACGCATTGGTAAAAGATGAATCAACTTAGTCAAAGGAAAACATCATGGCTTTTGTCAAACACAACCAACCCTGCCACTCATGTGGCGGGAGCGATCCAGTATCTATAAATGATGACGGATCTGCATACTGCTTTAGTTGTAACACATTTTTTAAAGACTACAGTACATCGGACGTACAACAAACTCAAGAGGATAATACCATCGACTTTACAGTTCACCAAGGTGCAAGCAAAGAGGGCTTCGTACACAGAAACTTTAACGAGCTTACAGACAGAGGTATTAGTTTAGCAACTGCCAAGAAGTATGGCGTAACCAGTAAGGAAAGTTTTGGCAAGATCATTGACCACTCTTATCCTTACTTCATTAACAACGAAGAAGTATCGTGCAAGATTAGAAAGCAAGACAAGTCTTTTGCATGGACTTCTTCTCCCAAAGGTGTTGGTCTTTTCGGAGAACAACTGTTTAAAGCAGGTGGTAAATATATTACACTCGTTGAGGGTGAGTGTGATGCAATGGCCGCCTATGAATTACTAGGTAGCAAATGGCCTGTTGTATCTATAAGGTCTGGTGCGGCTGGAGCTGTCCGAGATGTTAAGGATAGCTTAGAGTTTCTTGAATCATTCGAGAATGTTATCATAGCATTTGATAACGACAAGCACGGTCGTGAAGCCGCTAAGAAAGTAGCACGAGTTCTTAGTCCTGCAAAGGCTAGAATCTTTTCTTTACCTGCTGAGATAAAAGATGCTAACGATATGCTACGGCAGAATCGTAGGCAAGAGTTTGTTCAGCTTTGGTGGTCTGCTAAGATGTATACACCATCAGGTGTCATGAACATCACTGAGCAGAAAGAAAAGTTCAACAATCGAGAACGCAAAACATCTATTCCATTTCCGTGGCACGGCTTAAACAGTAAGCTTGAAGGGCTAAGGGCGGGCGAATTGGTTACGCTGTGTGGCGGAACTGGTCTAGGTAAGTCAAGTGTTACTCGTGAGCTAGAGCATTGGCTGATACAGAACACAGAAGATAACGTAGGTATCGTAGCTTTAGAAGAGGATTGGCGTAGAACAGTAGATGGTATACTGTCTATCGAAGCAAGCGCAAAGCTACACATCGACAGTGTTCGTGACAAGTACAGCGCAGAAGAATTAGATACTATGTTCAACAATGTCTTTGCCAACAGCAATGCTGACAGAGTATGGATTCATTCGCACTTTGGTGTCAATGACATCGACAGCATCTTCAGCAAGTTGCGCTTCATGATTGTTGGTTGCGGCTGTAAGTGGATTGTAGTAGACCACTTGCATATGCTTGTATCAGCAAACACAGAAGGCGATGAGCGCAGAAACATTGACTCTATCATGACAAGATTACGATCCCTTGTAGAAGAGACAGGTGCAGGTATGATTCTTGTGTCCCATCTCAGACGCATTGACGGTAATCGTGGTCACGAGAATGGTATAGAGACAGGCTTATCACATCTTCGTGGATCACAAAGTATCGCACAGTTATCTGATTGCGTTATATCTTTAGAGCGCAACCAGCAAGCTGACGATGAGATAGAAGCATCTACCACACGAGTAAGAGTCTTAAAGTCTAGGTATACTGGTGACGTTGGAGTAGCTACACACTTGCTATTTGACAACGAGTCTGGTAGACTTAGAGAAGTAGACGACTACGACCCTAACCAATTCAATGCCGAGGAAGAGCTATGAATTTACTATTCGACATAGAGGCTAATGGCCTTGACCCGACACAAATATTCTGCATCGTTGCAATGGATGTAGATACTCAAGATGTTTATAGCTTTGGCTGTCCTGAAGTTGAGGAAGGTTATAAGCTTCTTCAATCAGCAGACAAACTTATAGGCCACAACATTATTGGCTATGACATTCCTGCCGTAAAGAAAGTAGCTGGCATTGACTTGTCAGATAAAAAGATTGTAGATACTTTAGTATTATCACGTTTGTTCAAGCCTACTCGTGAGGGTGGGCATGGCCTAGAGTCTTGGGGCTATCGACTTGGCTTCAAGAAAGGAGACTATGGTCAGAGCGAGGGTGCTTGGGATTCTTATAACCCTGAGATGCTAGAGTACTGCCGTAATGATGTGCTTCTTAATTTCAAAGTTTACAACGCTCTCAAGTTTGAATCTAAAGGCTTTACTGCTCAGTCAGTTCGACTAGAGCATGACGTTGCTAAGATTATAAACGAGCAACGAGAGAATGGTTTTGTTGTAGACCAACAGTTAGCTATGACTCTTATCGCACAGTTCGAGGAGAAGCTTGCTGAGATTGTAGCAGAAGTACAGGAAGTATTTAAACCTAAAGTAACAGTTCAATTGTTATCTGCTCAGCTCACTAAGTCTGGCACACTGTCAAAACTGGCAAAAGATCAGGACGGTAAAGGAGTGAGACTTACTGACGCTGAGTGGTTTCAGTTATCGTTAGCGCCATCAGAACCTATTGAGCGTGAGACTGTAGTAGAGTTTAATCTTGGATCTCGTAAACAAATTGGCGAGTACCTGATTGAGTTTGGCTGGAAACCTAAAAAGCATACAGCTACTGGTCAGCCAATAGTCGATGAGGGTACACTTAGTAAGATCAAAGATATACCAGAGGCACAGTTAATTGCTGAGTATCTTATGGTTCAGAAACGCCTAGCTCAAGTTAATAGCTGGATAAAAGAAATGACAGACGAGGGCAGAGTACATGGGTATGTTAATCCTAACGGTGCTGTGACAGGTCGCATGACTCACTCTCATCCCAACATGGCACAGATACCTAGCTCTCACTCACCCTACGGCAAAGAGTGTCGTAGTTGTTGGACTGTTCCAGACAAACATAAATTAGTAGGTATAGATGCAAGCGGTTTAGAATTACGGATGCTTGCACATTACATGAATGATGAGGAGTATACAAATGAAATCCTTAACGGAGACATACACACCTTTAATCAAAAACTTGGTGGACTTGAATCAAGAAATCAGGCGAAGACTTTCATCTATGCACTCTTATACGGGGCTGGAGATGCAAAGCTTGGACAGGTGGTTGGTAGAGGTAGAGAGCATGGCAAAGGACTTAGAAAATCATTCTTTGATAATCTACCATCATTTAAATCTCTTACGTCAAGCGTACAACGACAAGCAAAAGGAGGATATGTCAAAGGGCTTGACGGACGTAAGCTAACTGTAAGATCAGAACATGCCGCATTGAATACACTATTGCAGGGTGCAGGTGCTATAGTTATGAAGCAAGCTCTGGTGTTTCTTGCAGATGATCTTAAAAGAAATAAACTACGAGCTAAGTTTGTAGCCAACGTACATGATGAGTGGCAGATAGAGTGTCACGAGGATGATGCCGATGCTGTAGGTAAAGCAGGTGTCAGAGCAATCATGGAAGCTGGAGAATCTTTAGCATTAAAATGTCCTCTTGATGGCGAGTATCAGGTAGGATCTAACTGGTCGGAGACACACTAATGAAACAACAAGCATTAGACATGATGTTACACGAACACTCCGACCTTGGTTGCGAGGACGGAAAGACTTGCAGTAAATGCAAAAAGTTTTTGCCGCTTGATGCTTTTAACTTTGCATCTGGCGGTAATTATCTCAGAGCTGAATGTCGTAGCTGTAATAATGAAATGCAAAAGGTGCGTAAAGCTTTACGAGAAGAACATGGTATGCCACCCGAAGGCTATCACTGTCCCATTTGTAACAAGAACGCAGAAGAAGTTAAAGGTACAGGCAATACAAGGAATGGATCTTGGGTACTTGATCATTGCCATGAGACAGGCAAGTTCAGAGGGTGGCTATGCCATAAATGTAATAGAGCATTAGGCGGCTTTGATGACGACACACAAACGCTTTGGCGAGCAATTAAATACTTAAAGGAGTTAAAGTAATGGCAGATTTATCGACAGTAGTTCCACATATCTACGAAGATCTTGAGGGGCTTTCTCGTGGAGATGCCCTTAATATTTCAGATGAGTTGCTCGATGAAGTAACTGACAACATTAAAAGTGCAATCAAGTCTTGGGCTAATCCAACACCAAGAGATACTAACTTTACAGTTAGAATGTCTAATGTCGGTAAGCCAGCACGACAGTTGTGGTTTGAAAAGAAAGATGAAAATCTTAACAGTCACATTGATGCACCAACACAGATTAAGTTTTTGTATGGGCATTTGCTAGAAGAAATACTTTTAATGCTAGTAAAAGCATCAGGTCACGAGGTCACAGACCAACAGAAAGAAGTCGAGGTCAACGGCATTGTTGGACACATGGACTGTAAGATAGACGGTGAAGTGGTTGATGTCAAGACCGCATCTCGGTTTGCATTCAATAAGTTTAAAAATAACAAACTCGCAGAAGACGATCCTTTCGGCTATCTTGGACAGCTATCTGGATATGAGGCGGCTGAAGGTACAAGCAATGGTGGCTTCCTTGTTATCAACAAAGAGAGCGGTGAGCTTTGTATGCACCTACCTAATCAAGAGGATAAAGTAGATATACCATCTAAAATTAACAGTTTAATTCCTACATTAGATCTTGACACAATGCCAGAACTATGTTATAATCCTATACCTGACGGTGTAAAAGGTAACATGAAACTCCCCAAAACTTGTGCTTGGTGTAAATACAAGTACGAGTGTCACAAAGATTCTAATGATGGTCAAGGTCTACGAACTTTTAAATACTCTAGTGGCCTTACATATCTAACTAAAGTTGTATCAGAACCAAAGGTAGAAGAACTATTATGAATGGAAAAAAATCTAAAAGAATTAGAGCGCACGTTTGCACATTAGCAATTGATTGGCTCAAGGGTTTGATGAACGAAGAAGAAGCAAAAAAAATAACAATAGATAATTATAAAAGCATGATGCCTAGTCAAACCCATATTATATCTAAAGGAACTTTTAAACTTAGTGCTTTCACTGAAAGGTGGATGGCACAAAAAATTAAAAAGATATTAAAACAATCGCCCGAAAGAACTATTGAATCAATTACATTTAGTGAATTAAATGTCTGACGAAGATATAAGTTTAGAAAGCTTAATGATAGCGGCAGGTGTTTGGCTACTTGAGCACAGGGATAAAAGTGTAGGAGATATGGATGATGAGTTCATATGCTTACTTAGTCTAAGGCTACAAAAAGAATTAGCCGCACTTCACGGAGAACTTCATTGACAAAATATAACAGAATAAAGAGAGGCTTTAGAAAGCCCAGAGTAAAACGGCCAGTTGAAAAGGATGTCCCTAAAGGTTATGATTCTAATTGGGAGTGCGAGCTTCATCAAGGCATCTTAGAAGATTGGTCTTTTCATACCGACACAGTTTCATATGTTGTCGAGCATAAGTACGAACCAGACTTTATCCGTGAGATTGACGGCAAGAAGATTTTGCTTGAAGCCAAAGGAAGATTCTGGGACTATGCAGAATACAGTAAGTACATTTGGATAGCTAAGGTTTTACCACCTGACACTGAGCTTGTGTTTCTTTTTGCAAATCCCAACGCACCAATGCCAGCCGCAAAACGGAGAAAGGATGGGACTAAAAGATCGCATGGCGAATGGGCTACAGCAAATGATTTTAAATGGTTCAGTGAAGATTCTATTCCTGATTCTTGGATTAACCCACTAAAACGAGAGACTTTTGACGATGAAACTTAAACCTTACGATGGAGATAATATGCCTAGTATAGACGATGCTAGTCCTGCTGATTGGGACAGGGCATCTAAAGCAATTAGAGATGCTGTTGACCACCCACCGCATTACAATGCTGGAGAAATAGAAACTATTGACTACATTATAGATGTGCTTGGTAGACAAGGAGCTATTGATTACTGTCATGGCAACATTCTTAAATACACAGGCAGTAGACTATTTGAAAAACATAAGCCAGTTGAGGATGCTCGAAAGGCTATTTGGTATTTAAATAAACTCATAGAACTAAACGAGAAAGGTTATGGATAGAAAAGACGAAAGACGGGATAGGTTTGATAGAAAGAAAAAATATAGTAAAGTTAAAACATCTAGCAAACTTAAAACTATTAGACGTAAAGAAAACAAAAACATTAAATCACAAATAGAGAAGGAAATATTAGAATGATGGATAGTTATCAGGAATATATACACAAGTCACGGTACGCTCGTTGGCGTGAAGAAGACAACAGGCGAGAGACTTGGGAAGAAACAGTACAAAGGTATGTAGATTTTTGGAAAGGGCGTGAGCAGATAGACGATAAAACAGCAGATATGTTGTACGATGCTATTTATAATCAAGAAGTTATGCCCTCTATGCGTTGTCTTATGACAGCAGGAGAAGCTTTAACTCGTGATAACATGGCTGGCTTTAACTGCTCATATATTGCAGTAGATCACATTAGAGTATTTGATGAGATACTTTATGTCTTAATGTGCGGAACAGGTGTAGGTTTCTCTGTCGAGCGTCAATCAGTAAACAAATTGCCAGAAGTGGCGGAGGAATTTCATGAAACAGATACTACAATCATTGTGCAAGACTCTAAGATCGGTTGGGCTAAAGCTTACCGTGAGTTGGTTAGCCTTTTGTATTCGGGTCAAATACCTACTTGGGATGTTAGCCGCCTCCGTAAAAAAGGTGACAGGCTACGAACTTTCGGAGGGCGAAGTAGTGGCCCTGATCCTTTGGTTAGCTTGTTTCATTTCACTGTTAATACTTTTAGGTCTGCTAGTGGCCGCAAGCTTACAAGTATAGAATGCCATGATATTGTATGTAAGATTGCAGAGATTGTTGTTGTCGGTGGTGTCCGTAGGTCTGCTCTTATTTCTCTTTCTAATCTTTCTGATGATCGGATGCGTCACGCTAAGTCTGGAAGCTGGTGGGAAAATGATGGGCAACGTGCGCTCGCTAACAATAGTGCAGTCTATACGGAACGTCCTGACTTCGAAACATTCTTAGAAGAGTGGGTAAGTCTTTACAAATCTAAAGCTGGCGAGCGTGGCATATTCTCTAGGATAGCTTCGCAGAATCAAGCGGCTAAGAATGAAAGACGAGAAGTAGATCATGACTTTGGCACGAACCCTTGCTCTGAAATAATCTTGAGGTCAGCGCAAGTATGTAACTTGTCAGAGATAGTTGTTCGTAGTAATGATACCTTTGAAGACTTAAAGCGCAAAGCCAAAGTAGCTACAATTCTTGGCACACTGCAATCTTCTTTGACTGACTTTAGATATGTACGATCTATCTGGAAAAAGAACACAGCAGAAGAATGTTTGCTTGGAGTTTCTATGACAGGCATCATGGATCATCCTATTCTTAGCGGCAAACAAAAAACTGGTACTTGGTTTGATCATCCTAACATGTCAGATCTTCCTCAAGTCTTAGAGAAACTAAAGAAGATATGCGTTGACACAAATAAAGAGTGGGCAGGTAAACTTGGTATTAATCAATCAACAGCCATCACTTGTGTGAAACCATCAGGTACAGTCAGTCAGTTAGTGGACAGTGCATCAGGCATACACGCAAGGTTTTCTCCGCATTATATTAGACGAGTAAGATCAGACGGTAAAGATCCTATCTCAGCTTTCTTAATTGATGCAGGAGTACCTGCTGAAAAAGATGTAATGAATGATGAGAACTATGTATTCTCATTTCCTGTGAAAGCACCTAATGGAGCTACATGTGTTGAATCACTAGACGTTAAAACTCAATTAGACTTATGGGATGTATATCAAAATCATTGGTGTGAGCACAAACCTAGTGTAACTATCTACTATTCTGATGATGAGTTTATGGCGGCTGGACAATGGGTGTGGGATAAATTAGATACTTGTTCAGGTATTAGCTTCTTGCCTCGTACAGATCATGTGTATCAACAAGCTCCTTACGAAGCAGTAGATAAAGAGACATATACTGAACTTAAAAAGTCAATGCCTAAATCTATTGATTGGAATCGACTTGGAGAGTTTGAAAAAGAAGATACTACAACAGGAACACAGGAGTTAGCTTGCGTAGCAGGGAGTTGTGAGATATGACAAAAACAAAGAAAAGAAAAATTAAAGCTTGGATTAAAGATAACAAAGATGTATTTGAAATGTTTACATGGTTCTGGGGAGCTAATACTTTATTAGCTTCTTTCCTTATTATCGTATATAAGTCTATGTTACACGGCTGTGTTATTGTATGAAAGAAGGAAACTTAATATCTTTTAAACTATTAGTGGATAGAGGCGGAGTAGTAGTCACCGAAATAAGTGGAGTGCCTGATAAAGATTTAAATAAAATATTTAAAGGAGATGAGTTAATACTTGTAAGAACTTTGTTGAGGCTGTGTAATGAAAAGTTACAGCCTCTACATAGTTATTTAGAAGAAGAGCTTGATGCTCTTAATCATCCTACCACTTAACTTTATGTGACCAGTAGCGAGCTGACATCTTACTAGGATTAGAATCCTGTGCATTATGACGGGCGTAGTAAGACTTCTTGCGAGCTTTATCCTTTGCAGTAGTTGGATTTTTACCTGCACCTTTTACCCCTTGCTGTCCAAAACGAATAGTTTTTATTTGGTCGCCTTGTTTAGCTACAACAACGTGCGATTTAGTTGGATGACTAGGAGTCCTTTTAGGTTTATTAAATCCTGCTACTCCTGCTCTTGCTAAACGTGGATCTTTTTTCTTAGCCATTACTAACGATGCCTCCTAGTTTTTCTTGCAATTGCTTTGGGTTGTTTGCTATGTTGCTTACCAGCTTTAGTATCTTTACGTTTCTTAGCTGACGTTGCGGCATACTCTTTAGAGCTTAGAGCCTGTCTAGCTTTTTTAGGTAAGTAACGCTCGCCTGTAGCCTTAGCGCCTTGAGTGCTTGGCTTACCAGACTTAGTTCCCCAATCTTGTTTAGTCCATTTCTTTAAAGACTTTTGTGGTTTTTTTAAGTTAGCCATTATTTTGTATGTACCTTTTGAACTGCAAAGTTTGCTTTAAGTGTTGCTCCTTTGTGCGGAACAAACTTACCTTTATGCTTCATTAATTTGTAGCTACCATTCTTTTGTTTCATCCAATGATAACCTTTGGGTGCTTCTACTCTCATGACTTATAACCTCCTCCTTTAGCTTTGTATTCTTTAGCAAGCATCTGGGCTTTTCGTGCAGACCATTGACCTGACTTGCCGCCTTTAGTTCCTGCTTTTATTTTATTAAATAAATTCTTACGCATAGTAGGCTTAGTATAATTACCAGCCTCATTTACTCTTGAGCCTGAACTCTTTTTAACTCTAGTAGTTGGTTTCTTTTTTGGCGGCCTTCCTACTTTAGAACCGTATGTACCTTTACCTTGTGGCATAGTTTTCTCCTATCTTTTTCCTGCTGGTGTAAAATAAAAACCTATTATAGCTCCCAAAGTGGTAATCGAAACGAGGGAGATGTGGCCTGTTGTGATTGACGTTGTAATTCCCTGATCGACTGGCATCTTATAGAGTCCCCACAAGATACTAATTTCTTGGGTTTGCTCTGGAGGAATGAAGGTAATAAGCTCGACTGTTGGGTAGAT